GCTCCACATAGAACAATCAATAGAGATGAATAAACAATGCTGCAGAAATGGCGTATGGTGTTTTGAAACACCATACTGGGGGAAAGGGTGGGATTCTTTTATGAATTTAGATATTGATACCAAATTGGGCAAGGAAGGTCCTGGCTGCTGGTGAGAATCCAGATTTGGCCCAGCTCAATTGGCCAACAGCATTAAAAGCTGCGCGAACAGCATCTATTTTTTGAGTCATCCATTGCTCTGCAGTCAATGTGCCGTAACGCTGACGGAGGACTTTTCTCATAAAGTTGACATCCATTCCGTCCTTTAGCACTCTATGCATGTCAATAACCAAAGGGTAGAATTCAAATGTTTCCAGGAACATTTCTGCACCAGGTGCAAATCCCAGATACATAGTCAGCCCTTCAGTCCAAGTGCAGCCTTTCACTTCAGCAAGTGGCATGACGATTTTTTCCATAGCTTCCGCTAGTTTGATTTGGTTTGTTTTGCATTGGTCTGCAACCCATTTAGCTAGATAGCCTGAGAGGCGGTGGAGAGTGAGGGCAGTGTCTGGCACAGGATTTGCTGTGTATTGGGGAAAATGGTTATTAACCAATGTAAATTTGATGCCTCCAAATGTAAGATCAACACTCGGTTGTGCCGTCTTACTGAGCACCATCTTGGCCTTCTTCTGATTGAGGAAGAAGACTCTAACGGTATCAAAATTGAGTTGGGCCCCATATTTAGCAATAAATGCCACATACCCAACCTCCGGGTTAAACGTAGCGAGATTCCGTTGAGGAACATCTTGGAAAATGAATTGGTTTGCCATTTAAAAGCTTTGTTCTATAGTGGAGTACAC